CTTCTATAGTTAGTTCCGTCGTTTGTAAATTCCCAAACGTCAGTTGCTTCATCCCATAGTAGTGCTACGTTAGTTGATGAACCACGATTGATTTCAATACCAGCATCTTGTGATGGTGCCGTACCTATTGGTAGATCAGCATTTAGTGTGATAATATTATCACCAACATTTAGTTGCTGTGTATTAGCATAAGTTGTGACGCCAGAGATCGTTAGGTTACCAGTAACTACTAGATCACCACTAACAGTGTCACCAGCTTTTCTTACATACGTTGCAATTGAGAATGTGTTTACTGCGTTGGCTACAACACCAGCTTGGTTTGCGGCAGTGAAGCCAGCATTAGCAGTACCATATGCTGCATTAGTAACTACATAGTTGGCATTTACAGAGGTGTATGCAGCATTCAATACCACAAAGGCTGCCGACAGGCGGACGTTATCGGTGTTGGCTTGTGTATAGACTGAATTAGTAACACCAAAAGCTGTATTCAAAACACCGTAGATGCTGTTTGCTCTACCGAAAGATGCGTTACCTACAGTGAAAGATGCGTTAATTAGGTTATAATTATTCTGATAATCGGCATAAGCATTAGCAGCATTTGATCCCAATGTCATTGCTAGGCTGTATGCGTCATTTGCTTTTGTAAAGCCTGCGTTAGCAGTAACATATGATGAATTAGTTACCGTGTAAGCTGATGCAACGTTAATGTTAATGTTGTTTGCAAAGTCATAGATGCCGTTAGCAAAAGTATATACGGAATTGACACGACCGAAGCCTGAATTGGCAACAGTGAATGCACTATTCGATACGACATAGTTGGCATTACCAGAGACAAAAGCCGCAGACAGGCGGACGTTATCTGTATTAGCCTGAGTGAAGGCGGCATTAAGAACAACATAAGCCGCACTTAGTCTAACATTGTCGGTATTTGACTGGGTGAATGCTGAGTTTAGCACAACATATGCGGCTGATAGTCGAACGTTATCTGTATTTGACTGGGTGAATGCTGAATTAGTGACTACATAGTTGGCATTAGCTGAGGTATAAGCTGCATTTAATACGTTGTATGCCTGTGTAAGTCTAACGTTATCTGTGTTTGACTGTGTAAAGGCTGCATTGGTTACTACATATGCTGCGGATAGTCTAACATTGTCGGTGTTTGATTGGACATAAACAGAATTGGTTGTCTGAAACACCAAGTTCATCTTCTCATGCTGTTCATTAGCATATAGAATGATCTGGTTTGTTTTGACTCTCCACTGATCAAATGTGTCAGTAAGGTTTACGTTTGCTAATCCCATGTTACTTTACCAGTCCTTTTAGAAGTTCTTTAATTTCTCGTAAGTCTTCCTTGATTGAGGATACTTCTTCTTTTACGGTGTCTAGTTCCCTGTCTCTTGTTTTTCTAGCCTTGTATGCAGCAAGAGATTTATTATCTTTATTTATAAGAAATCCTTCGGGGCTTCTGTAGATGCCTGGAATGTCTGTTTTAGCTTCTTTGCTCATAATCCTACTCTAGCATTTAGCAAATCGGTTATAATTTTACGTTCGTCATATGCTTCGATATCTTCTTCTCTATCTGTGCATCCATGAAACTCGGCAACATACTTTAGAGCCTGTACCCATTTAACTGCTTCATCGGGATGATACCCCATCATTCTTACAATCTTTTTAGCAGTAGTATCAATAAACTTTGGTGGTATAACTACACAACCTAGGCAGATATGATGATCTGTAATCGTTACGTTATAATCAAACCCATAACATGCCTTAGGTTTTCTGGTGACTACACTGTTAGCATATACTTTCAAGGAATCGTATATATCAGCACCACCATATACTTTAGCGTAGTTTAGAACCTCTGCATTGTTACGAACGATGGCATCACCATAAACCTCTGAGTAATCATAGACCATGGCATTATCCATTACTTTGACTTTACCATATACTTTAGAGTGTCCGCTTACTCTTGCATCACCATAAACTTGTGCTTCTTCATATACCTGACAGTCACCATATACTTTTGCTCTACCATATATCTTGGCGTTGCCATATACTCTAGCATAATCATTGATGATAACGTTCTCTGATACTCTTGCTTCACCATATACCATGGCAAATGGACCGATATAACAGTTATCGTCTACCTTGGCAGTTTCAGCAACCCATCCACCACCTCTGATATGCTGATGGGCGGGAACAGGTCCCGCACCATCTTGAAAGTCTATATCTACTTGTTCAACAAAATCACTTGAATCAAAACGAATTTCCATTTGTTCTCCATTACATTTGTAGAGCAATAACTCTTAGGTCACCGACACGTGGAACAATAGCAGAATTGAAGCCGTCGTTTAGTAGACCAATCTTAACTGCGAAATACTTATATGACTGATAAGTAACGCCAGCGTCAGTAGTATAGCTTAGAACATTAGCAACGCCACCATTTAGTGCAACTGGGCGACCGATTGTGGAAACAACAGTGTTACCAGTAACGATGCCACTTGAATTAACAACGTTTGCTGTTTCGCCAGTAGAGAATCCTGTGCCACTCATTACATAGATTGAGCCTTCGATGGCTGATACCTGTGCAGAGTTAGCAGAAGATAGTCCAGTTAGTGTATCACCAACATTGATTGTTGTACCAAGTGTATTTGTCACAGTTAGTCTATCAATAGTTGATGTAGGTACGAGATATGTGTATTCGATAAAGTCATTTCTATCATCTAGTGATGAATACTTAACATCGCCTGTACCATCTTTATATAGTTCTACCCATGGTCTATTATCAAATGCTGTGTCATCTTCGGCGTTAAGAGCCTTGAGCCATACCTTTACATCTGTTCCTGGTGGACGATATGCAGCAATGATAACTTGAATATCCTCTGCGTCTTGTCCTTCTGCTAGTGTAACAGTCTTTGAGATATACTTGTTAAGTAGCAGACCGTGAGTTGGATAAGTTTCACCACGGTAATCATTGTTGATGATATTGTCAAGAATGATAGAATGTGTTCTGTTTGTATCAACTAGTGGTGATACGGCATTAGATGATGAACGCATTGTTACTTGAACGTTCATTGACTGACCACCGGAGAGTAGAGCGTTTTCGTTTGTTCTTGAAAGAACGCCCTGCTCAGTCTTGAAGTAATGAACTTCTGATGGATCAACATCAATAAAGTTACCAGGAACACCAGCGATAGATGTTGTCTTGACTTTGAACTGGATATCAGTATTCTTGAATGACAAGAATGATGGTTCAAAAGTCATTGACGAATATCTAAAGTTAGAGATACCTTCGATCTTCTCAATGAAACCACGCTTGCTCCAATCAGTAGAAGCAATAACGTAATCGCCGTTGACGAAGCCACCACCAGAGCCACTTAGATGTAGCATTGATGTATCACCATTGATGTAGTAGTTTAGGCTACCACGAGCATTGGTGATATCGGATACAGTTCCGAAGATAGCTTTTGATAGTAGTGTAGTACCATCTAGAACATAGAAGTTCTCACCCTGGATGTAACCAGTGTTTGAACAATGAACTAGTCCGCCTGATACGTTAACAACGGTGCTGTTCTGGAATGAAACGTTACCGTGAATAACGTCACCGATAGAAATCGATCCGCCAGTCAAGCCAGAAACGGTTATCTTATCACCAGACATAAATGTTTCGCCATAGTTGCCATCGAAGGTGATCGTTTCGTTTCTAACGAATAGCTTTTCGATTGGCTTATTGGCTAGATATGCAACGCCGTCTGTGTTCTTAACGAACTCTGCACGATAGAACTTGCAGGTTAGATCGGTGTCTGGAATGATATCCCAGTTGGTGTTGTTGTTTGTCTGATAGAATGTACCAGTACCACGACGATCAACAACCTGACCGAGACCATTAACATCTGTCTGACCAAGTTTAGATACCCAAACATATAGATCAGGGTTAGCGTTAATTGGGTGAATAATAAACGCATACTGTGTATCGTTATACAAGAACACAGGTGCCTGGAATGTTACACGGCAAGGATTGCTACTGCCGTTTGTTGAAATTGGAACTGCTGCTGGATTATTGAAGAATACTTCTGAATAAGGAACAGTATTTCTAGTGATCTGCTGACCAGCATCCATTTCACGAATTTCACACCAGAAGCCCTTTGTACCAATTCTTGCTACGAAGATATCAACACTTGTTATGAAAATACCTTCTTCACCATTAGGCGCTTTGGCCAAGAATGAATAAGCCGCACAAGAATGTGAAGCTGGTGCTGGTGGTGGAGGAGCAGCAATTGATTCCCAATCTGATGATGGGAAGTCTTGAACAACTTTTTCAGTATGGTAAGAAACAGTCTTTGTTGTTAGAATTGAACGCTGCTTCTTAACGGCTGTACCAGATGCAGTAAATGTAGCAGCACCACCAGTTGAGATTTCATCTGGGATATCTGATCTAGTCTTTACTACGTTTGGATCAACTGGATAACGGCTGTCAATAACCAACATGCTACGCTCACCAACACGGAACTGACCCTGTGTTACTTGGAACTGGAAGTTTAGAGCACCGTTAGCGTCAGTAACTAGGTCAGTACCGAATGATGACCATGGTGTTAGTGAAGATGGTGCTGGTAGTGTGGTGTTAGATGCGCTTGTTGTTCCCTTTGTCAAATCGATAACTGTGTTTGGTGATAGACCAAACTGACCGTTCTGAATGATCCAGCCAAACTGATTTGCTGTTAGAGGACGGGCATTGTTAGCAACTGATACGTTATCAAAGTATGGCCACATGCGAGTGTATGGCTTCATACCGGTACAACGAACGGTGATCATCTGCGGACGAATATATGGGTAAGACTGAATGTCGATTACCTTATAGTCTGTCTGCACAACGTCGGCACCTGATGCTTCCCAATACTGTGTACCAGAACGATTGTTGTTATATACAGTCTCAACTGTAACACCAGGACCGCCGATTGGGTTATTAGAGTTAGCTACGCTTCTAGCTTGATCGTATGTTGAATATGTACCAACGTATGATCTGCTTGAGCCAGTGCCACGATAAACTTTATAGCCAGTGACCCACTTGTTCCATGATGCCCATTGTGTGCTGTTGAGAACATCGACAACACCTGATGTGGCATTTGCAGTAAATGTACCAAAGTTGGTTACTGTGTTACCAGAATAGCCATACTTGTTTGTGGTATAGGCATTGTTTAGATATCCTGAAGCCTGTGATCCGTAAGTGACGATTGAAACAGACTTGTTAGATAGCTGCTCATCTGGCATTAGTGTAGTATCAATCCAGATATCATTATCTGGGTATAGATTAACTGTGCCTAGGAACAACCAAGACTGACGTTCAACATTGACTTCTACGGTTGCTCTTTGCTGTTTCCAGTATTCAACTTCTGTATATTGTAGAGTTACAACAGGGCTGCTATAACGAACATTCTGTCCAGTCTTATAGTCGTATGCGATTGTTTCCATCTTATACAATGGACGAATTGACTTTTCTTCGTCATCGAATGCTACACGCTGTTCTGGATCATCAGTGTTTGATAGCGAACTATCGTTGAATGTATCGGTAAAGATACCATTCTTAAAGCGATCATTACCAGCATCGTCTTTGATTGTCATGCTGGTTGCAGAACGTTCGAGGACAGATAGTGAGGTGTAATACTCTAGGTTAACGATACGCTGTTTCAATACACCAATATCACGCATTGTAAAGCGTAGGTTTGATAGTCTCTTAGCTGAACATGCTAGATCAGGACGTCCTAGAGATACTGCATACTGTGGTGACAGTGATGGGTATGGTTGAATATTGATAGAAGCAAGAGCCATAGAGCCAGGATAAATCTGTGGCATCTGTGGATTGATGCTTGGGATACCCTTAATGATCTGGAAGTTGCTGTCTTTATCAACTACAACCAAGTCAGTTCTACCGAGATAGTAATAGAAGTCATAAGTGATCAATGATGATGGCACTGGGAACTTCATACCAGTAGCAGGGTAGTTGAATGTCGTAGTTACTGCTGGGTTGACAGGAGCACCAGCTACAGTTGTGGAGCCAGTTACAGACGCAGCCTTAACTGGTCTAAAGTCTAGGCAGTTTCTTAGATCATATGATGCACCATTGATTGGTGACTTAAAGATCGGAACATTTTCTGTTCTGATATCAGTAGTTGGATCAAATAGAGTGTCATCATCTTCAATTGGGTATGAGTCAATAGAGAAGTAACCACCACGATTAGTGAAATCAGGTGTGAAGTAATCCAACTCTACTAGCAGTCTTGTGTTTGTGTCTAGTGTAACTGTAGGAGTAATTGTTGCGTGATCATAATGCGTATCTTTCTGACCATTGCTGAACACGAAAGATGACATAACATTAGAACCGTTTGTGTTTGATGTTGGATAAACACCATCAGTTCTGGCTCTAATGCTTCTGATACGATAAACATCAGAGAAGCCTAGATCATAAGGACCTACAATGCCAGCAACGTTGTTAGCACAATTGATCTTAACATAACGGCTAATGTTTAGGTTCTTTTCAATTTCAAGAGCGCCTGATCTTACAATTGGGTAAGATACTGTGACATAGAACACGCTTGGGAATGTTTCTTTAAGATCAAATCTTAGAGTTGTATCAGTTGCGGTAATTGTGCGCTGTGAGCCAGCATCAGAACCAATACCTGTTAGAGTGATCAAGTCACCAGACTTATAAATCTTAGAAATGGTATTTGTTGAAACAACGGCTGGTAGAGCGGAATCAACAGTTAGATATAGATTGTTGGCGATTGCTGTAACGTAATAGAAATTACCATTACCAGATAGCTGGATCTTATCACCAACGTTTAGTCTCTGGAATCTTGTACCTAGACCAACTAGCTGTGTAGTACCAGCACCAGATGCAGCGGTACCAGTCTGTGTAATAGCAGCAACGTTAGCACCGCCAGATGTCTGGTTGAATGTTAGATAGATTCCCTGTGCAGCACTAGCAGATAGTGTAGTTGAGCCGAATGGGAACTTTTCAATACCAGAAGGTAGTGATAGAGTGAATACACCGTTTGAGGCTGCCTGAACCGTAGAAGCTACACCATCGGTCTGATTAAAGATGAATGATGTATCTGTCTGTGATATATCACCAACGCTACGAATTGTCTTGGTAAAGTCAGAACCAGTTCTATAGAGTAGAGTTGAATCTGGAACTCTTTGAAGAACTGCATTTCCTGATGTATCAAGAATAACATCAGCACCCATTAGAGAACTTACACCAGAGCCAGCAGCATAGATGTTTCTTACGCTTGAGAATGTATTTGAGCCAAGCATCTTAACATCGGCTAGATATACATTATATCTTGCGTCATAGCCTGGTGTTCCGCTTACATATTCATATGATAGTAGTGTAGCAGAACCAATCTTAGAACCAGTCTGTGTGGCGATTGACCACTTCTTGGTGCTAATTCTATCCTGTGCAGTATTGTATAGTTCAACTGTCTTGGCTTTGTTTAGTTCCCAACCACCTACAAGTTCATTGACAGTTACATACTGCCCCATTGTAGCAGCGGCATACTGGCCGTTAACGTTAGAGAAAGTTAAACCCTTGTCAGTTGATAGATCGTAAGTTGATAGAGCGCCGACTTGATAACCCTGACAATAGCCAGAGCCAGGCGACACACCAACATAAAGTAGGCTATTGTTACCATCGTCGTAACGACCGTAGTTAGATCCTGTATTGTCATGCTCTTTAACAGTGATATCAAGACCATTAACAACATAGTCACCAGAGTTGTCATATGTTCTCTTAGCCATAGCATCATTGATATATGAATACTGTGTGTTGGCTAGATATGTCTTAACACGTCCTGCTTCGATGGTGAATAGAGTTACGAAGTTCTGAACATCTACAGTATCATCAATACCGACAACCTGTAGTTCTGGATTTAGTCTTAGACGATCAGCACCTGGTGCAGAGAAGTTTGATGCCTCCTGTGCAGGATCTAGTAGTGATGCGTCGGATGATGATGTTACAATTTCTTCTGAAATGTAGAAGCCAACTCTTGCGGTTGGGTTTGGGTTGTAACGATCAATAACGATTGACTGTTCTGGGAAAGCAATAAAGTGGTTCTTAGCGAATAGAACACCTGATGTAATAGTAAAGCGTGAACCAACGCCAGTATTTGCAACAGCGTCGGTGCTCTTAACAACTACACTATAAGTTGCACCATTTACGTTTGCTCTTAGTGTTTCACCTGGCAAGAATACCTTTTGAGTAGGATTAGTTGGTGAAGCTGATGTATAAGCAACGTATAGTGTTTTAGAGTTTGCGGATGACTGAACACCGTCTAGTGTCTGAATAAGTTGTGCTGTAATGTTCGATGTAACGCCAGTAATCTCAAGGCGAGTATTACCATTTGCTTTGCCTTGTTCAATTAGAGTGTTCCATTCTGACACACTAACAGTGTTACCAGTTGAATCCGTATCATTGATCTTAACGTAACGAATAGCACGACCAGCATTTAGACCATCGTTAGTTTCTAGGTAGAATGCGCCAGGGAGAACGATTGTACCATCTTTGAAGATATTGCGACCAAAACGCTGAATTTGTTCCTGTAGGGAAGTCTGAATCTGTGTTAGTTCTCTAGCCTGGACTGCATAGCCTGGCTTGAATAGGATTCGATAGAAACCCTTATTAGCATCATAATCGTCATAATAAGGTGTAACGTTAAAGTCTGTGGTTAGCGCAGTTGTGTTAGCAGTATTTGCCATTTTCTATTCTTTCCCTTAGAAACTTAGTAGGATTTTGTATTCTTCGTTCTGGTCAATTGAACGTTCGATTGGTACTATATTATCTATATATAATAGTTTTCCTGAGTATGGTAGCATTTCAGGATTTAGAACCGAGTTAACGTAACGTGATGTGGTTGATGTTGCACCGATTAGCAAATCGGATGTAGGAACGCCTCTTACATTAGTAAGTTTGATTGTAACGTTAGAGTAATCCCAAGCAGCCACAATGCCTCTGAATGTAGAATTGGCTAGGCTAGAACCCTGATATACCCATTCATCTTCATAGTAGTTTGTAGTAACGGCTGATTCGGCCATTGTAATTACTGTCAACTGTGATACGGCAGCATTAGACATAACTTTTGTCTCATCGAAGTTACGTGGATCTTCAATGATAGCAATCTGTCTGTAATCATTTTCTACAGATAGAACACCACCTTCTTGGTTTTTGATAAGAGTATCAATCATTAGATATGATCCGCCTAGTTCATATAGAGGATCTGATCCATGGCCGCCTGGTGGGTTAATAATTACTCTTGCATTAGCACCGGATCCGACAGATGAACTAATAGTTACATTTGCTAAGGTATATCTAGCACCTTTATTGTCAATGGTAATAGAGTCAATTTGTGAAGTGGTTGTATTGCGTGTAGCGAATGCATTGGCGAACAAACCATCACCAGCAATATTTACTGAAATCTGATTTGAAGTATATCCCGAACCTCTGTTGGTGAGAATAATGCTATTAATAGCACCATCAACAGCACCATCTTGAACTTGCCACTGTAGAGTGTTATCGTCAGTAGCTAGAGTTTTAATAGGCATGAAAGAACTAGTCAAAAATCTTTGCTGATCTTCTGCACTCAAGCTATACATATACTTCCAGATATACTTGTCTGGTGTCTGGAACACACCTGCTGGATTTGTTGATGATGGTTTAGCTGTAGAAGCAGCACCATAATTGTTTGCAATGCACTTATAAACATTGAAATCATCAGTGAGAACATAGAAGGCTGTGTTTGGATTCTTTAATGATCTAGAATCCGTAAGATGATCGTAAGCAACATAAACGGTATTGTTCGACCAATCAAATCTAGGAACAACATGTCTCATGTCGTTTGATGTTAGTCTCTTTCCACCAACCATATTATCCCATACTTCATAAACACTAGCTTCGGAAGTATTAGCTTGTGGTGGGCTGATATCGTTTGTCCATGGCTGCACTCTACCAAATGTCAGATATAGATTAGCGCCTGATGGTTCTGAAACCGATTCACGAAACTGTTTAGCAACATAAATGCCAAAATCTTTAGAACGAACTGAAGCCATTATTCTCTCTCTTTAGATAATATTTATAAGCCGTATCTACGGCGGTCTCTATTGAATAGTGTTTGAATTTCGTTGTTTGAAAGCACTTTATTATATATCTCAA